TCTGTTGTTTCTATAACCGCTGTCCATTGGATATTAGTTGCTGCTGCTCCTGTTACTTGTACTCTTAGTCCTCCGTTAGTTGTATCTGCTGCAAGTGTTGGTGTACCCCATGCAGGTGTATTTTGTACCAATGTAACGTTTGACACGTTCAATGTTGTAGCTGCTGCGTTTGCGCCTCTTACTATGAATCCGTCTATATCCCAAACTGCTGCGTTTACACTTCCTGACTGCTTACCTACAATGCTACCTTTAAATCTGTATGCTGATTGGTTAGATAGTATTACTTGGTTAGCTGTTCCCGCAGCTCCTGAATCTGTAGTAATGGTTGTAGCTGTATTTCCTGTTGTTCTTTCTCTTAATATAAATTTAGATGTTTGAGAATCACCAGATGTGCTTTCTTGCCCACTTGAATAAGCGAATCTTCCAAAAATTCCAAAAGTATGTGAATTATTACCTAACGCTGTGCTTCGAGACCCATTTGCTATATTACCCATACCTACGCAAAATGAACCTTGTCCAGAAGCTGTGTGATTATATCCTAATGCTACTGCATAATCTGAACTCGCTACATTATTATCTGAGCCTATTGATACTGAACTCACGCCACTTGCAGTAACATTTGAACCTATTGCAATAGCACTTGTGTTACTTGCCGTTCCATTAATTAAAGCCACTGATTGATTACCGCTTGCTGTGCTGAGATTTCCTCCAGCAATAGTATTTGAATTGCTTGCAGTATTGCTTGTTCCTCCCAAAACAACTGAATTTGCACCACTTGCTACTCTTGACGCAGCATTTCTTGTTGTCTGTAAGTCAACAGCATTTGCTCCACGTTTATTTCCTCCTGTTGCTGTACTATCAGGTATAGCTAAAGTTAATGCGCCAGTACCTTTAGGAACTACTGCCACATCAACATTCGTTGTACTTCCTGCAGCTGTTAAACTATCTACATATACCGTGTTATTTGGAGATGTAGTTGCTTCTGCTTCGGTGAATTTAGTCAATCCACCTGCAGGTACTACCGCCCACGTTGCATCACCTCTTAAAAACTTTGCAGTATCATTTGGTGCTTTAGGTGCAAAACCATGCTTAGATGTGCTTACATCATTTGTAGTGATGTCTGTTGTAGTCATGTTAGCATCTGTTACCAATGCTTTAATATTTGCTCCTGTAACACTCTTAGAAGTGTATGTACCACCACCTGCACTTTCAGATATTGCGACCAAGTCCGTGTCTGCAATGGTAGCTGCTTTTGCTGTTAAGTCGCTAAACTTTTTTTCTGCCATTTTTTATTATTTATCGTTCATCAATTGTGTCTCCCCACCATGTGGTATCGTAAGATTCTCCCCATCCTGCAAGGTCAACACTTGCACTTTGAGTAATTAGAAAATCATCGCTTTCAGTTTCTAATAAAAAAGCTGATGACTCGTCTTTGAAGTTATCACCTTCTTCATTCGCCTTTCCGTAGCCAATAAGGTTACTTACTGCTGCTCCCCATCCAATGCTATTTGCCATCTTTAATTGAACTTAAAAAGATTTGCAACTTAATTATATTCTCTTGCTTCGGTTTGTACGCCATATCTATTTACATAAACCAATTTGTATAAAAACTGTTACTCGAATCGGGAAAAGTGTCACCTGATCCGTTGCTATTGTATTCAGGATATAATGCCGAGTTATTAATCAAATGGTCGATTAGTTTTTCAGCATAATTCCCTGCAATTATTTTCTCTTTGTTTATTAAGAAATCAATCTCATTCTTATCTACGTTTTCAGCATTTTCGCTTCCGTGTTTATATACCCCTTTGTTTGATATTGTATACGCTGCCCATGGTAAATATTCAGTCATAGCCCAATGTATTAAACAAGGCTTTACAAATGTCACTAAAAGGTTCTTGTAGTCTTCATTACCAACATCGTCAACCTCGCCATCAACAATTAGTTGCTTAAGCTTATCGAATAGTTGTGTGCCTAAATAGTTTTGTACGTGGATGTCTTGTGCGATTTTAATAAACTGCATGAACTTGTCAGCATCCAAGTTACCATTTACAGCAGTAAATTTTACTAAATCGTTTCTTGTTATTAGTAGTGCTTCCATTTTTAATCTTTTGGTAGAAATCCTTTATTTGGCATATCAACAGGCCTTGTAGAAACTAATGATGGGTTTTTAATTATATATCCAAATTTTTCTGCTTTTTTTCCTGCTATTATTTTTGCTTTAGGTGAGTATACATCTATACCTACACCTTCAAAACTTGCATATACTCGCTTATTCCATCTGTGATGGCATCCTCCACCGCCTTTATATAAAAATATATCATAGAAATTTGAACCATTTGGTCCCCAACCTTCATTTACTATTTGACCTGACATTTGTACTATATCTTCTTTTCTATATATCTTATTAGCAGCCATCATTTTTTTGCAGAATGGTCTACTTTTTTCGGTTGTATCACCTGCATAAACATAACGAGTTATAAATTTAATTCCATCTATAACATCATCTTGACTGCTTTTTGAGTTTGGTCTTGCAGTACCTGTTCGTACAATAGTTGCTAATTTGTTTAATAATGATGTTTTTGGCTCTTTAGAAAGCATTTCGTTCTCTTTGTCATCATTATCATAGTCAACTGCAAATTCATCTATTAGAAGCCAATTTGAATTAGGTTCTTCGCCTTTATCAATCAATAGTTTTGCTATTTTATCATCTTGACTGCTTAACTCAACACCTGTTTCTTCTGCAACTTGTTCTTTTGTTTGTGCGTTCTCAAGATCTGTAAATTCCAAAGGTTGTAAAGTCTTAAAGAATAGATTTAAGACTATTCCGTTACAAGCTAAAATTTTATCAAATGCATCTATTAAAATCTCTTGCATCGGCTTAATAACCATGTTATCAAACAGAATTGCACTATTCTTAAGTTCATCAGCGTTTGAACTAAATCCCGTAGTCGTTGCAATGCCAAATAATAAAGGTGAAGTTACGTTATGTGCTAACATTAGCTTTCTCATACACTCCTCGCTTAGGTACTGATATTGTTCCGCAGCATCATTCAACTGAATATCGTCTACCGTTGTTTTTTCAGTCTCGTTGTTATTGAATGCAACTATAACTTTTTGTCCCGTCGTACCCGTGAACATGGACTTGACCTTACTTTGTATCTGTTGCTGTTGTTCTTCTGTAGGTACACCCGAATTAAAATTAATAACCTTTGTACCACTAAAAGAGTTCTGCACTTCATTTACCAAATAATCTGCAATTTCTTCTTCAAGTAGCGCATAAGGTAACGCACCTAAATAGTCTGGATGAGCGTAATACTTCATTCCTACACTATAAGGTTGGATATATAAAATCTCAATCTCTTCTTGTGACGTTCCAAACGCAGGTATTCTTTTCGGTGCAAACTTCTTTACATCCGCCCAATTGTCTGAATAATAATAGCCTTGAATGTCTCCATCTTCATTGCACTTTTCCGCACGTAAAAGGTTTACAGGCATGTGATATACCTTCAATACTTTCTTGTGGTCTTTAGAATAGATAACTTGAAGTGCAGCATTACCCAACATCTTGAAGTCCTTAACCACTTTTCTTACTTCGTCTTTTGGTAGGATAGCCATCATTTGAGCATACTCATTCGGCTTTCTTGATGCATCTATAGCACTCAATCCCTTACCATAAACTAACCTCGAAATGTTGTTTATAATAGCGTTATTGGTTGGTGAGTTTGTATATCGGTCAATTAAAAAACTAAAGTAGTTATTATCACTCCCATATTCAACCCACTCGTCTCTTTTTGACTCGGTTACTTGTGGCGAAGTGTATGCTGCCAGATTTATTAGATGTAAATTACTCATAAATTATAAAGTCGTTGTTTGTTGGATTGGTCGTGTATTGACCATTATTTACGCTGAAACTTGCAATCGGCTGATTAGTACAGAATACCTTATCTCTATAAAGAACCTCTGTGCCGTCTTTTATTTTAATCGAATAGAAATGATCTTGCACCACAGGGAAAATAGCAGAAATCGTATCGTAATAGTCTCCTGTAGTGGGTGTGAATGTTGTTATAGTTGTAATTTCATTGGTCTGTTCATCCGTTAATTCAATGGTATCATAACCCGAACTCCTCGGAATAAACCTAATTAACTGCGCTGATGCACTTTCTTGAAGTATAATCATAACTATTAAACTTGCTTACCTGCATTTTGTTTCATAAAAAAAGGGAAGTTGCTACACTCCCCTCTTTTGATAACCTATAATTAACCTATGAAGTTACAATTGTTGCTGAACTAAACAAAGTTGCTAAACCTGCATCTGTTGAGCAGTTCAAGAAGTTCGCAGCGATGTTCTCTTGAGCCGTAAATGTCAAGTTATATCCGTTATAATCTCCCATTTGTACACCTGATGAGATAGTGCCTGCTGTCATATCTGCACCTCTTTCTAAGCCCATCAAGAAATATTGGTTTGAACGGCTTTTAACCACGATGTGTGGACGTCCATAAGAAAGCAACTTCACAACCTTGTGAGTCGCAGCATCTTGTTTTTTCAATTGTACCGTCAACACTTGCTCAACAAATGTAGTTCCGTTTTCTCTATTAGAGTTGATTGTTTGTTCAAAAGAGTTAGCACCCTTCAATTCGTACTTGTAAAGTGAAGCAACATTGTTGATGTCATCAATTATATCCGTGTTCGTCACGTTGTACGTTACGTCTGTTTCAGGGTTATAATCCCCATAATTTACGAAGAAAATAGCATCAAGTCCAGATACCGAATCTTTACATTGCTCTAATCTTCCGTTTGCTATATCACAGCTCATATCTAAAAATTTAAATTGTTTATATAAAAAAAGGTGGTGTTTATTGCACCACCCTTTCGTTAGTTATAGTTGAATTAGTTGGCAGAGTTCGTAATTCCGTATACCACACAATCCTCAGCAAATCCGTATTTAGCATCTGCTGTAAAGCGCATGATTACACGTACATTTTGGTCGCCTAAAGTCTCTGAAGTATCCAAAACTTTCACTTCATTCATGTCATTTAATAGACCTGTCGCAAAGTGCAAGTTAGAAGTTGGAGTTGCCCATGCAGTGTTAGCAGCAAGACCATTAGCCATGAATACAGGTACACCATCAAACATCAATTCACCCAATGCTTGGTTTGTTCCTTTGTTGTCATATCCGTTAGCACCTAAACCTGATGCACCAAATCCACCCAAAGCACGAACATATGCTTTATAAATGTTTTGTGATACATAAAGTTTCAAGTCAGGCTGTCCGTACAAACGTGCTGGGATAGCATCTACTAATTTACCTAACTCAGTAATAACGTTAGAAGCTGTTACAGTAGTTCCTGCAACCTCTTGTGCAGATGGTAAAGCAGCATCAGCAGCAATTTGTGTAGATAAACCTGCGAATTGTCCAGCAGTTGCGTTAACACCTGTCCAAATAGTTGATTCCATTGCAGAAGCAACTTTCTCAGCTACGTGTGCAATTAAGAAATCAGAGAAAGATTTTGGAAGTACATCAAATGCACCATAACCCATCTCAGCTGCTTGCCATGTTGAATGGAAGTCTTTTTTACAAAGTTGTAAGTTAACTTGAAATTCCTCAGGGTTTAATACTTTCTCAGTTAAAGTAACAGTTGAAGTAGCATCGAAGTCACATGTAGCATTTTTGATGATGTCATCTGTTGCTACTCTTTGAATAACTTGTTTGTACTTTACGTTAGGGTGAATAGTTAAACCACCTTTTTCTAATGTTGGTGCAGACAATAACGCTGCTGCAATGTACTTACCTGCAAATTCTCCCGAGTAACTTGTGGTAATACTTGTTGTTGTAGCCATAATAAATTGATTTTTAGCCGTTTATAAATTATTTGTTTATTTTTTCTAAGATTGAATCCATAATAGAACGTGGTCTTTTAGAAGCGAATTTGAATCCTTCTACTTCGTTAGTTCTTTCTGGATTAAATGTGATAGGTTTTACTTCTTCAAGTTCAACCTCTGTTGTAGTTGTTGCAGTTGTTTCTTCAGTAACCTCAGCAGTAACTTCTTTAGGAGTAGTTGCGCTAAGAGTCTCCAATTTTGCTTTAAGTTCTTCATTTTCGATTTTTAGTTTTTCTAACTCAGAGAAGAAAGTTTCTTTGATAATAGACTCAACTGTTTTCTTTGCTTGTGGTGCAACTTCTGCTTCTGCTTCAACTTCTACTTCAACTTCTGGTTGCTCTACTTCTGGAGTTTCTTCTTTAACCTCTGCTTCTTTAATCTCTGCGATTACACCTTCTTGTTGTACCACTAAGATTTTTCCATCTTCTAATTCGTACTCGCCAACAGGTAAAGCAATTTTTTGGTCCTCAGCCAAAACAAATACTTCTGCACCTGCTTCAAACATTTCAGCTTCTAACACGGTTACCCCGTCAGATAGTTTCATTGTCGCTAATTTCACTTCCATTCCTAAAAGCGTCTTAACTTGATTTACTATTTCTTTTGCGTTCATATTATTTTTATTTTAAAGATGAATTTGATATTAATTTTAAAAAGTCATTTATTTCAGAAGTATAAAAATCAGCATCAGAAATCTGTCTCATTCCACTAATATCAACACCTAAATCTTTTGCTTGTGCTTCAGCTTTAGATTTATTTTTAATTATATCTTCTTTAACTTTATTAAGCAATAAAGATTCTTTTTTAAGATTTGATAATTTATCTTTTAAATCTAAATATGCTCCTTTAATTTTACCCAATTCAGAATTTGCAGTAGAAACATTTTTTTCTATATCTGTCATAATTCCTAATTCTACTTTGTGTGTTGCTAACTCTAATTTTTCAGCTTTAGCTATATTTTTAAGAATTGTGTTTATATTACTCATATCTTTTTTTCTTATAAAAACTAAACATCTTTTAAAGTGTTACATTTTTAGTTGCTTACACTTGTAATTGTTCGTGTTTCGTTAGTGTTTGTCACATTACTTACTCCCTGTCCTTGTGTTGCACCGATCCCTTGTTGAGATAGTTCACCCTCACAACATTTAGATGAGTAGGTTCCGTCTTTACATAGGCATCCACGTTTACCGCCTACAGGACTCGTTTTACTTTTCTTAGCCATATTTATTGTATTAAAATGTTTCCTATTTGATTGGTAAATGACTTGAACTTGTTATAATCAATCAAGCTGTCATTCTTGCATTTAACGAAGTCTAAACCTATGTAAGCCACAAAGTTTCCTTCTTTAAAGTATGGTGCTATTACTACGGATTTTACACCTTGTCTTTGTAATTGTAATTTAGTAGTGTGTTCTTCTATATCATTGATGTCCGAATAGTTCATTCTTTCAAGCATTATTTCTTGAAGAAACATTGGATAGATTGATACAGGCAAATTCTGCAACCAATACGCTTCACTACTAATACCTTTAGCGCATACCTCAAATGTCATGGATTGATGGTTTCTATGTGTGCCATCGTAATACTTGATCGTGTTGTGAAACTGAAAGATATAAGCTCTATCCGCTTGATAACTCAACATCAAATCGTTCAACATCTGTTGTATCATTACGTTATTACGGATGTCTGTTTGTATCTCATCCTTTGGTTTAGGTTGCTTTATTTTATATGTGACTACCTCTGTTACCGCTGACTGATAGATGTACGCTATAAAGCCTATTAAAATGATGATTAAAGCAATTGTCCGTGTTTTTCTTAGTTGTTCTAAAATGGCACTAAAATAATTC